GAAACAACACAAAGAACGGCAACTGCTGATAATGACATCAACGCTATCCGCAACATGGGAGCAATCCCCGGCGGATATGCGGTCAACCACTACCTGACTGATACCAATGCTTTCTTCTTGAGGACTGATATACCTAACGGTATGAAGCACTTCGAGAGAACTGCGCTGGAAACCAGCATGGATGGTGACTTCGATACTGGTAACGTGAGATATAAAGCTCGTGAGCGTTACTCGTTTGGAGTAAGTGATCCATTGTCAATATATGGTTCACCAGGAACAAGCTAGTTCCATTAACAGGGCTACCTCAGACAACTACGTCCTTAATCACGATCTGGGGTAGCTCTTTTTTTATCCTGACTGTGTTTCACATGGAACATAGACACTAGCCAAGACAGGAGAAAAGCATGGCTAAGACTACTTTTAATGGACCCGTCCGCTCGGAAAATGGGTTCCAACAAATTTCTAAAAACGCAACCACTGGTACTATAACTGTTACCTCTGGTGACAAAATGGCAACCGAAGCGACTGCAAGTGCTGGTATTGAAGGCACTGCGGCTGTCTATGTTACTCAGGTAAATCGTCTGAAGAGCGATGTAGATACCAACGTAAACATCGTCAAAACAACGATAATGATTGATCTAACGGGACTAAAAGATGGTGATACCGCTGGAGATATTATCGGCAAAGACGGTTCTGGTGTTGCGTTTATCGGTAAAGTTACAACAGCTAATCAAGGCACAGTATTCGGAGTTACGATGACTTGCCTAGAGACTCCCGCTGGTGGAAGCACAGACATTGATTTGTTTTCTGCTACAGAGGGAACAGGTGTTAACGATACTGCCATTGGTGATCTAACTGAAACACAAATAATCAATGCTGGAGCTGCTTCTGCTGGAACGGTTGTTGCTGGTGGCGATATAGTCGCTGATCAGTTCTTGTATCTAGTAAGCCAAGGCACTGGTGATGCCACTTACACCGCTGGACGTTTCTTAATTGAAATTACAGGGTTCGACGCAGCATCCTAAAGGAGTGAATCATGGCTGATGCAGTAACAACACAAACCATACAGGATGGCCCTTCAACGGCTATCTTTAGGTTTACAAATGTAAGTGACGGAACTGGTGAATCCGCTGTCGCAAAGATTGATGTTTCTGCTTTGTCAAAAGACCCTATGACTGGTGCATCATGTACTGGCGTGACGATTCAAAAGATTTACTACTCAACTATAGGTATGAGCGTAAGAATTTTGTTCGATGCCTCTACGGACGTTATGGCTTGGCAGTTAAATGCTGATTGGTCAGATACTTTGGATTTTTCTGATTTCACAGGTATACCTGACTCTAAGCCAAGCGGGACCACTGGTGATGTTTTATTTACCACGATAGGCCACTCCAATGGTGATGTTTACAACATAATCATGCAAGTTAGGAAGGTGTACTAATGGCAAAGCTAGAAATATTTGTTAGCGGAGTATTCGGAAAAACCGGAGAAGATGCTTACCAAATAGGTAGCAAAAACGAAGACGGTGAGTATGTAGCCGCTTCTGGTGATGTGTTTATTAAGGCAGACGCTGAAGCTGCTTTAAAGGACATGCAGCCAGAGGAGAAAAAAGCTCCAGCTAAGAAAGCTGCACCTAAAAAGGCAGCGCCCAAAAAATAATCCTTATGGCAAGGAACTATAAAAAAGAATACAAAAAGTTCCACTCAAAGCCAGAAGAGAAGAAAAGACGGGCTGGCAGAAATGCTGCTAGAAGGAAAATGGCTTCTTCTGGGGCTGTTTCTAAGGGGGATAAGAAAGATGTCCACCATAAAGATGGAAACACCCGCAACAACAGAAGGAGCAACCTTCGGGTTGAGTCTAGGTCTAAAAACAGGGCTAGGAAAAAATGAGTTTAACGGACGCAGAAAAAAACAGATTAAAGAAGGTTGGTCTATCTGGTCTTAATAAACCAAAGAGAACCCCAAAGCATCCAAGCAAAAAAGCTGTAGTCGCTGTTAGGGATGGCGGCAAGATGAAGATCATTCGGTTTGGTGATCAAAAGATGGGGCATAACTATAGCGCAGAGGCCCGTAAGAGCTTCAAGGCCAGGCATGCCAAGAATATAAAAAAGGGGCCTACTAGTGCGGCCTACTGGGCAAATAAGGTTTTTTGGGCTGGAAAAGGGGGAAGCAAAAAGTCTCCACCTAAATCTCAAAAACAAAAGTTTGGTAAGTCCTGATGGCTATCAGCAGAGCGCAACAAAGAAAGCAGACATCCTCCGGGCCAGCAAAGCGAAAGCAAGCAAAAGTAAAAAAGGTTATGAAGGAGTTTAAGTCAGGCAAGTTAAAGTCTGGTGGCTCTGGAAAAAAAGTTAAAAACAAGAAGCAAGCTATAGCGATAGCACTGTCTGAGGCTGGGCTTTCTAAGAAAAGAAGGAAAAGATAATGGCTACAAGCGGAACACATGCTTTTAATCTAGATCTTTCTGATGCCATAGAAGAGGCTTTTTCTAGAGCTGGGCTAGAGCTGCGTAGCGGATATGATTATAAGACTGCGAGAAGAAGCATAGATCTTTTGATGCTTGAGTGGCAGAACAGGGGTTTAAACCTGTGGACTGTAAAGTTTGGCACACAAAATCTTACTGCTGGAACAAACACATACTCGTTGGATGCAAAAATATTTGATATCGTTGAAGGGTTCTTGAGGACTGATTCTGGTGATACTGATAAGCAGTTTGATCAGAGCATGACAAGAATATCTGTAAGCCAGTATTCTCATTTATCAAACAAGCTAACCAGAGCAAAGCCTCTAGAATATTACGTTGAGAGAACCCCGGATGGCATAACAATAAACTTATGGCCTACACCGGACGATCAAGAGACTTACATCTTTGCGTATTATTATATGGAAAGAATAGAAGACTCAGGGACTCCCGCTAGTAATAACATGGATATACCGGCTAGGTTTCTCCCTTGCTTAATATCAGGGTTGGCTTTTCAGTTAAGTTTAAAATTCCCAGCGGCTGCTGGAAAGATGGAATCCCTAAAAGCTGATTACGAAGAGCAGTGGAGAATGGCTGCTGATTCAGCAAGAGAGAAGGCTTCGTTGTTCGTAGCACCTGGAGGATACAGATTTTGAGTTACGCAAGCGGAAAATACGCTTATGGTTTTTGCGATTTAACTGGATTTAGATATCCGTTAAAAGACCTCAAGCCTCAGATAAAAAATGGAAGACCTACAGGTTTGCTTGTTGGCAAGGATGTTTTGAGTCCTGATCAACCTCAGTTGCAGCTTGGCAGGGTAAAAACAAATGATCCTCAGGCATTAAGAGATCCTCGACCCGATCAGGCTCTTGAGGCAAGCAGGGCGTTAGCTGGTTTTGATCCTGTGGGTAATGATGCGGTATTTATGCAGGGCCAAGTGGGGATAGCCAGGGTGGTGATAAGCTGATGGCGTTTACATTTACCACACTAAAAACAGCCATACAGGATTATACAGAAAGCACCGAAACCACTTTTGTTAATAATTTATCTTTAATAATTACACAAGCAGAAAATAGAATATTAAAATCTGTACAGCTACCTGATTTTAGAAAAAACGTAACTGGCACAACTACGAGCGGAAACGAGTACCTATCTACTCCTACTGATTTTTTAGCGGTTTATTCTATAGCTATAGATAACAGTGGTTATGAATACCTGATACAAAAAGACGTAAACTTTATAAGAGAAGCGTATCCTTCGTCCTCTACGACTGGCATACCCAAATATTACAGTTTGTTTGATGCCAACACTTTTATATTAGGCCCAACTCCAAATGCTAATTTAACGAGTGAGTTGCATTATTTTTACAAGCCAGAGTCAATAACTGTCGCTGCTAGCGGCACTAGCTGGTTGGGTACAAACGCAGAGAGTGCTCTTTTATATGGCTGTCTTGTTGAGGCGGCTACGTTTTTAAAGAGCGAAGCCGATATGATGCAAGCTTACAACGCTAGATACGAGTCGGCACTGAATGATCTAAGAGTTCTTGGTGAAGGATACAACACTACGGACAGCTATCGAGCTGGCGCTGTTAGGGTGGCTAGATAGTGTCTGGATTCTCATCTTTCGAGGTTGGTGCCGTAAGCGTTGCTACGACTGATAATATAGGCCATGACCCGGATTTTTGGGCAGAACAAGCAACAAAAAAAATAGTAAGTATAGGCGGTAATTGTCATCCAGTTATTGCCCAACAAGCAGAGGCATTTAGGGATGCCGTTCTGGAGAAGATTTCATATTACATGAAAGAGGCAATCAAGAGTGACCGTACAACCTTGATAGCGGAGTTAGAGAAACAAGGCCAACAAGAGATGGCTAATATTATAAGGAGACTATAGTGGCTATATCGACAGCTATGTGTACCTCGTTTAAGCAGGAAATACTTGTTGGAACTCACAACTTTACTGCTACCACGGGTAACACTTTTAAACTTGCGTTATTTACAAGCAGCGCAACCCTGGGGGCAAGCACCACAGCATTTGCTGCAACAAACGAAGTTAGCGGCACAGGTTATTCTAGTGGCGGATCAAACTTAACCTCAGTAACTCCCACGACATCTGGAACCACTGCTCTGTGTGACTTTGACGATCTTACGTTCTCCAGCGCAACAATCACGGCGAATGGAGCACTAATCTATAATAGCAGTGCTTCTAACAAGGCAGTGTGTGCGTTGGCTTTTGGTGGAGATAAAACCAGCACCGCTGGAGACTTTACGGTTCAGTTCCCAACAGCAGATGCTTCTAACGCTATTATAAGGATTGCCTAGTATGCCAGCAGCTAAAAAGCCAGTTAAGCGGGTTGTTAAAAGAGTTGTAAAAAAGCCTGTTGTTATGAAAAGTGGCGGCAAGACCAAGTCTAAGTCTCGTGTAAATGAAGCTGGCAATTACACTAAGCCTGGAATGAGAAAGAAGCTTTTTAACAAAATCAAAGCTGGGGGCAAAGGTGGAAAGCCGGGCCAGTGGAGTGCTAGAAAAGCTCAAATGCTGGCCTCTCAGTACAAAAAAGCTGGTGGCGGATACAAGAACTAATGCCTAAAGACCCGAAGGTTGGTACGGGCAAGAAGCCAAAAGGTTCTGGCAGAAGGTTGTATACGGACGAAAACCCTAAAGATACAGTCCCTATAAAGTTTGCCACTGTGCAGGATGCAAGAGATACAGTAGCTAAGGTCAAAAGAATTAAAAAACCTTTCGCTAGAAAGATACAAATATTGACTGTTCTAGAGCAAAGAGCAAAAGTTGCAAAGAAACCCAAGCAAGCAGAAATAGCCAGGAAGGGCAAAGAAGCTATAAGGAAAAAACAAGGCAAGTAATGGCTTTAAAAAAATCACAAAAGTCTCTAAAGAAATGGACTAAGCAGGATTGGGGTACCAAGTCAGGAAAGCCGTCAACACAAGGAAAGAAGGCTACAGGTGAAAGGTATCTCCCGAAGAAGGCTAGACAGGCTTTATCTGATGCGGAATATGCTGCTACATCCAGAAAGAAAAGAGCAGATACAAAGAAAGGAAAGCAGCATTCCAAGCAGCCCAAAAAGATAGCGAAAAAGACCGCTAGACACAGGAAGTAGAGTGTGGCGATTGTTAACGGATGGGGTAGAGGCACTTGGGGCGAAGGTCCGTGGAATGAACCTATCCCGGTCACTGTCACAGGTGTATCTGCAACTGGATCAATCGGTTCGGTTACGGTCATTGGGACGGCAACGCTATCTGTCACAGGCGTGGCGGGAACATCTGCTGTCGGATCGGTCACGGTTGCGGCAGGAGCCAATGCGCCAGTTACAGGAGTATCTTCTACAGGCTCTGTCGGGTCTGTATCTGCTACGGGAACAGCTAACATTACGCCAACTGGTGTCGCGGGTACGGGTTCTATCGGGTCTGTATCGGTCAGCGCGGATG